TGACGCTTCCGAACGCTTGCCAGCAATACCAGCAGGCGTAAGGATGTCACGCTCACGAACAGTGTTCTCAACGGCAACGAAGAACATCGGACTCGGACGGTAGCCGTACGAATGAACATACGGACTGCCAGCCTGCTCCTCATCTTGTTCGCACAGACTGTCGTAGCAACCTTCGCATAGCCAGTCGTAATGAGAACCAAGATTCTCAAAACCAACACTGCGATGGTGGCTGAAACCGATGTAGTCAATCATGTCCAACATGCCACGTGGGAAGATGATGTCACCATCGTTCCCAGCGCCGTGACGCAAACGCAACGAATACCAATAACGCTCATCGTCGTTGGCGTAGTTCGGTGCGCTCACACGTGTGAACAGACGAATGTCGGAACACTCGTCGCATGTGTAGGCGTTGTCGCTGATGTATTCCTCCAACCGTTCTGTGTCCCAAGACAGATGTTCTGGGCGTTCTACTGGTGGGATTTCTGTTTCTTCATTAGCAGGCATTTTGTTTACCTCCTCAGGTTGTGCCTGTTGTGCCGTGAGTCAGTCACGGTGCTGTGTATTGCCAAAGTTGGTATGTACCAACATTGTATTACTTCTTTCGTGTCTTGCGACACGGATGCATGCTTTGTGCACGCAACTTCTGGTCTTGCCGTTTCAGGCTGTACCAACATGTAGTTATGTACAGCACAACACCAGCAGTGGTCAGAACTGTAATCATCATTCACCTCCTTCCATAGTTGTGTAGTCCACGCCTTCCATCAACGCACGAAACATTCTGCCCGTGCTCTGATTCTGAATCCATGCGTAGCAACGCAACAACGTTTCACGCTCATCTTCTTCATCAGTCAACGAGATGATGTCGTTGATGAGTTCCAATAGATAACGCAGGTCGTCGTAGGTCGCAAGACCGAGACGCTTGACTGTTTCTTCACTCATTATTTATCTCCCTTTGTTTGTTGTAGTTGTTGTTTCATTTCGGCATACATGCGTTCTTGGAACGCAATGTATTTCTGCGTCCACTCCCAATGTTCTTTCGGAATGGAAACCATTTCAACATCACAAAGTTGGTATGCACCAACTTCATGAAACACAGTACTGAATGGGTTATTCATTATTTGTCTCCCTTGTCGTTGTAGTAACCCTGAACATACAACCCCTCGGAAATCAAGCCGTCAAGAAACTCCGTTGCCAAAGTTTCGTTGTCGGCATTTGTGTAACCGTAGAAGGTTTGGTTCTTGTAGAACGAACCTGTTGCGTCATAGCACAACGCAGTCATGCGTATTGCGCCAGAGTGCTCAATCCGTTCTACCGAAACACAGTCAATCGCTTTCATTACTTGTCTCCCTTCGTTTTGGCAATGTCATGAAGCAAATCGCCCAACGCCTTACCGTTGTATCTACGAAATGCTCGCTCGGTATTTCTGTCTGTGTGCGCATAAACGCACCACGCCACAAGCGTGAGAATGATGAATAGTCCCCAACTCATTACTTCACCTCCTCTACGAGAATGGACCACACGAGACTGAACAACTTGTCGTCCATGTTGCGTGGGTCTGTCTTGCCGTACACTTCGAGCAACGCATCCTCGTGACTCAAACCGTTGTAGACACGCTCCATTGCGTACTCAACAGCAGAGTCACGACGAAGTCCGAACTGCTCCATCGCTTGTTGCTGAACTTGCTTGCGCTTACTCATGACGCCACTGCCATGACGTTCACGAAACCATCAACGTGCACATCGCTGTAAGCGAAGCCACCACGAATGACGGTGTTATCGGTACGCACGAAGATGTCATCACCAAACACGGTCTCAACCATGTTGGCGAACATCTCGTCGCTGTCTGTCATTTCATCTATCCGTTGCATTGCATTCATGTTTGTCCCTCCTCAAAGGGCATAATGTGTAGTTCGGCTACACGCCGTGTTTCCGTAGAAACAGTTGAGCACACCAGCAGGGGAATACTGATGTGCTCTCAGCATCTACGAGATACTGAACGAAGTTGGTATGTACCAACTTCTACTTGCCAAGCAACTCCATGAACTTGGCAACATTGCGACCACCCGAAGCCTTGTAGGCACGAACAGCCTTCTTGATTTGCTTATCGCTGAAACGAACAGCGCTTGCCTTGTCGCTGGAAGTCTTGCCTTTCACCGTTGCGTAAGCGTCGTTGAGAGAAGCAAACTTGCCACTCTCCAACTTCTCACGGAACTTGATGTTGCTGTCGCACTCACGAGCAACAGTCACAGCCTTTGAGAAGTCACCCTTATCAAGAGTGCGACCAGTCTTGGCTTTCACCTTCCTGATGACTTCCACCGGCTTGATGTCGCCGTGAATAACGCCGTGAGCAATCTCAACCCAAAGGAACAACTTGTTCCCTTCGGTCTTGATGATGGTCACGCCATTCTTAGTTGCCTTCGCCAACGAAACGTCGGTAACGGCAGTTGCTTTCTTACTCATTGTGTATTGCTCCTTGTTTGTGTTAGTGACTGTGTACGACAGTCGGCGTTATTACTTGGACTGAACAGTCCCTAGTGGAAAGTTGGTATGTACCAACTTCCCACCGAGCACCATTCACTCTGAATACAGTTCGTAGAACTTCACGCCATAATCATCACCACTAGCAACCCAACGCTCGGGCGCAAGCGCAACGATGCGCTCGTCAACCCATTCCGTCACGCCACTAGCACGACGAACCAACACTTGCGTATCCATAGCCGTATCACCACACAACAGGTTGAGCCGTTTGCTCTGTTCTGCCCTGTTGCCTTTCATAATAGGTTTGGGTGTTTATCTGTTGTTGCGTATTGTGGTGCGTTTCGGTGGGTTTGGGTGCGAACACAGTCAGGCATGGGGGTACAGGCCCCCGTACGCCCGCCCAAATTGAATGGATGGCTCTCTTGCGTGGCGGGAGCGTTGCTGTGGATAGGTTATGTGACGCTGGTCACAGGCCGTTTAGTCGTCGTCGTCCTCATCTGGGTCGCAAATAAGTATCCAACGCCTCAACTTACAGGCGCATTGGGTGTTTAGCAGTCCCATTTGCGTAGAGCAAGGGCTTTACGGGTAGGGCGTCCTTTAGAATCTTTCATCGGTCCCGGCATACCACCCATACGGGCGCAAAACGATTTGCGACGTGCAGCCTTCTTAGGTGACTTGGCTGCCGCCTTAGCAGACACTGGCGGCTTTAGGGTGCCACCTGTTTGCGCTTTGTACGAGGCACGACCCTTAGCGTTCAAACCACCCTTCGGGTTTTTTCCTTCTTTGCGTTGCCACGCTGCTGTCTTAGCCACGACGCCTCCGTGCTACTGCGGCGTTATCCACAAGGTTCGGGTACGGGCGACCAGCCTTGGCAGCCCGTTTCTTGGCGGCTGCTTTTTGGGCAGCCGAAAGAGGTGTGCTTTTCTTCTTGGGATTTGGCTTGTTCCAAAATGCTTTTGCCACTACTATTCCCTTTGCTTTGTGTACGCCTTAGCACCGCCAACCCTTATGGGTTGCGGTGCGTAATGCTCTTTTCTCGGCCCCCCCTATAATCCCCCCCAAACGCTACATCTGTAGTCAACCCGCCACCCTCAGTGGTCAAAGGGATGCTAAAATCACGAACACCGTGATTTAACGAAACCGAAAGTTACCACCCACAACAACAATCCGTATCGCAAAGTAGCGCACGGTACAACAAGTAGATGGAACAAGTAACGCTTACTGCACCTCAGCAACGATACGTGGATTGGCTGTGCACTGCTCCGCAGGAGCGTGTCCCAGCGACGAAGAAGGCTATGGCTGTGGAGTTGGGTGTGGACATCACCACTCTTCGTCGTTGGGAGAAGCGTCCAGCGTTTAAGGAAGTGTGGAAGGGTCAGGTGGATGAGGTTCAGGGTTCTCCTGAGCGTACACAAATGTTGTTGGATACGTTGTATGAGAAGGCGATTGGTGGAGATGTGAAGTCGGCTCAGTTGTATTTGCAGGCTACGAACCGTATGGCTCCGCCTACGGTTGAGGTGCGTTCGGAGAAGCGTGTGGCTGAGTT